ATGTAGTCACTTAGATTTCCTTGCTATAGCAGCGTTATCAACTAGGTTTGGATACTTTCTACCAGCAGCCTTAGCACGAGCCTTAGCACTTTTAATCTGTGCTGGAGTTAATTTTTTAGAAGTTTTCTTAGGGTTCTTCTTATCCCAAAATGCTTTCTTCTTCACCACTTCACCTTGTCTGCCCAATAAGCGGCACTCATTTTGCCTTTAGCAATATTTTTTGCGTGACGTGCTTTAAAAGATTTTTGACGTGCTGTAGGAGTTCTGTCCCCACTAACACCTTGTTGTCCAAAGCGGATTGTCTTAACCTGTGAACCAGACTTAGCAACAACAACGTGTGACTTAGTTGGATGGCTAGGGGTCCGCTTTGGCTTGTTATAGCCAGAGACTCCAGCACGCTTTAAACGTGAGTCTTTTGGCTTCATAATTACTTCTTTGGTTTCTTTGGAGTTGCTTTAGTAATGCTTGATGGCTTAGGTGCAATTGGCATACCCATTGGGTTATCACCTTTGCTGTTAGCCATAGCATGGTCTACATTTGGATAGTTGCATCCACAAGTTGAACACATATTATTTCTTCTTTCCCATTTTCTTCATTTTAACAACGGCTTTCTTTTTCATATCTGCTTTTTTCATATCCATCATTTTCTTACCTTTAGCCATTTTTTTATTACCGTACATGTTATGCTCCGTATGCTCTGCTAGTTTTGTTTGATATATCTATTGCCTTACGTATATCCTTAGTTTTAGTGCTATCAGGTTGAATACCCTGAGACCTAGCCTGACGATATAACGCAAGTTCATTATCCCATTTTTTTGCTGACATAGTCAGCCTGGAGTTTGCTTCTCCAGGATTCAAATCTAATGTTGAAGCCTTACAACCAAAACATCCTTCAACATACTCTGGATGTTTCTGTCTTCTATGTAAACTCATTTAGTCCCCAATGCTTTTTCAATTCTGTCAATGGAGTCCTTCATAGAGGAACCACCATTATTACTTAACTCACCGTCAAGTCTGTTAAGTCTTTCCATAACCCCAGGAACAGCATCTCTACCTGGACCACCAGGCTCGCCTTCCCAGTCCCTTCGAAACTTTTCCAACCATTCCATCATAGAACGAATCTTTCGAACCGATGGGGCAATCACAAAAAATACAGAAGCAAGTGCACTTGCAGTCGCACCCGCTACAAGAATGTTGTTTATCATCATATCTTTTAGTAGCATAAACACCAGAAGTTTTTAAAACACTAACACCACGAAGATGCGTATAACGATAGAATAAACCTGAACCTGCTGGTCCTTCTTCTACAGTTGGTGGAAAAAACTTTGGCAATTTACTCTCCTAATAAGTAAAGCCCCCAGTTACCCAGGGGCTTTAAATTTGATTTGAAACTAATTAAGCACTGATGCTTGAAGAAGATTCAATTCTGTACAAGGCTGATTCGCGATAACGCTTGAAGCCTAATACTCCGTACCAACCGATTGGACGTAAACGCATTAACTTATCAGTTACGTTACCGATTACTACGTGTGGTTCTTCTGCAACTGCTTCTGCAAGTGCTTGTTGACCTGCAAGAATTGTGCGGAATACGCGACGGCTTGTAGCACCGTCTGTTGCGTTGTACATACGTGGAGATTCGATGAAGTATGCTCCTTCGAATGTTCCAATTTCACCAGCCCAAATGTTTTCATTTGTTTGGTATTCGTGTGGAAGTCTCCAAGCACCTGAACCTGTTTCTGCACGAAGGTCGTGTGAAACTTCAGGGTGGATAGCACACCAGTACAATGAACCTTTACGAGCAACAGCATTTCCTGCACGTAGTTTTGCTACGGCTTTACGGATATCTGCTGCAGAGATTACATCTTCTCCAGCGATTTCGTTAGTTGCTGTTGGGTCAGAGGAACCGCCTGAACCGTAAAGAACGTTAGTTCCTTGACGTAATTCAGTTTGTACGATTTCATCAATTGAGTCAGCCATGTTGTAAGCAACGATGTTTGCAATCGCTGGGTCAACATCTGCCAATGAGAACAGTTGCAGTTTGCGTGTGGTTAGAACTGCGTTACCGTATTCGTTAAGAGTTACGGTTACAGCAGTTGGTGTACCAATCGCTACTGAATCTGGGTCAACTTGCTCTGAAAGAGCAGTTGTTGCTTTGGTCATGTCGTTGTAAATTTGAAATACAACTGATGAACCAGGCATTGATTGTTTTGCTGGACGTTTGTCAGCAACTGAACGGAGTAATGGTTGAGAACGTAATGCGAACTCAACAAGACGGTCATAAGCCTTTTGTACGAGACCTGCACCGTTAGATGCGGTGAAGGTTCCTACGTTATCGGCTGATGTGTATTGACCGCCACCAAGACCACCGTTAGTATTTGCTGTTCCAGCAGATAATGCGGAATATGCATTTGGCATTTCGGTTATTTCCTTAGTTAGTAGTTATTACGATTGTGAACCGAAAATCATTTGTTCGATTTCGGCTGCACTTGTTGCTTGGTCAAGACGAAGAAACAAATCATCACTTCCAACAGGAACATTCGCTGAAGCAGCAACAGCATCTATTTGACGCAAAGCAGCAATGTCAGGAGTTACTTCCTGCTTTACTACTTGTAGCCCAAACACTTCTGCGTTTTCAGCAATCCAGTTATCTATAGCCTCTGGTGAGGAATCTAAATCGGCTGGAATAAAGTTCGCAATCTTTGGATTGAGATTTTTCTCCGCTAGGACTGACTTGATAGAATTAGTCCTTTGAGCAGTTTTAATAGAAGAAAGTTCTTCCATTAATTCTTTTAACTGCTTATCTTTCTTTTTGGTAGCACGTCTTAGTTGTGAAACTAAATCGCCACCTTCTTGCTCGGACTCTAACTCTTCGTCGTCGAAGTCCTGATATACATTGCTCATCGCAATATCTCCCATCGTTGTAGTTTCGCAAGCCTCATTTATATTTGGGGGAATATCTATGGCTCTTGCTCCCAGTCTTTTAACTCACCACAGGGCTGGTCGGTCTGTGTGTGGCTTTAGAAGGTACCTGCTGTACCTTTTTGTGAAAGAGATACTTGAGAAGTACCACTTCTACCAGCAAACGTTGCTTGCTCTGTTTGCTCAAGTTTCTTTCGTTTCTGTGAAGCCAAACCTTGGAACTGTTCTGCTTCTAATTCTGCTTGGGTAACTTGCTCTCCACCATAAATACTTTGAAGTTTAGATACAGTTGGTTGCAATTCAGAAATCTTTGCATAACCTGCACGAGCAAGAGTTCTACTTACACCCATTGCTTGAAGTTGTTCTGCTCTTTCAGCACTAGTTGTCAAACCTGCTCTACTTGCTTCAGATGAAATCTCAGCAGCAGTTAAACGTCTCTTTAATTGAGAAGCCATATCTTGTGGTGTCTTGCCAGTTAATAATGCTCTAGCAAAATCTGAAGTGCCATATGTTGGAAAGTAAGTTGATAGTTGTGTTTTCAACACATCATCAGCATTCTGTACTCTGTCATAAACATCAGTAATTCTTTCAGTTACTTCAAGAAGAGAAACATCTCCACCAATTAATTCAGCATATGTTTCTTGATTAGCAAGGTCTGCTAAACCAAATCTATTAAGAACTTTTTGTGCATCTTTTTCGTAAGCAATATATTCTGCAGGTGTAGGTTGTGCTGCTTTCTTACCTGCTGCAATATCTGATGCAAAGTTTTTCTTATATTTTTCTATACCAGCAAAACGTGCTTTATATTCTGGTGTTGTTTGAATTTCAATATCAACGGCTCTAAGTGAATAGCCTTGTTGAGCAACAAGGTCAATGATTCTATCAGCAATAGCAACACCAATGCCTAGTTCTTCTGCTCTGGTTCTAATAAAATCGTAAACACTTTGACGCTTCTCAGCAGTTGCAGCAGCACTTGCTGTTGAACGTTCTCCTCTAAGTGCAGCAAGTTCTTCCTTTAATCTATCTAATTCTGCTTGAGTTGCAGAATCAATACCAGTAGTAAGTGTTGTATCAGTTGTATCCGTTGTATCTTTTGGTACAAATTTGTCTTCTTTAACAACATCTTTTTTAGTATTCTTAACTGCTTGATTAACAGTTGCTTTACCTAAAGCAATGTTGCGAATATTCTGGGCTGCTTGAGCAACGTTTGCTTTACCTCTAGCCTCATTACGTATTTGCTCAGCAGTTTTAGCATCAACAGGTTTTGGTTGAGGTGGAGCAGGAACTTTTTTAGGTGCTGCCATTATGCTAAGATACCTCCTTGGAAACCAGCAGTATTAGTGAAAGAATCAAATGCTGCAAGGATAGTATCCCAACCTTCTTCACCATATTGCCAACGTTTATCTTTTCTTGCTTCTTTCTTAACATCATAAGCAGTTAAGTTTCTTTGCAAACCATCTTGCACAATTGGGTCGTTAAGTAAATCATCATTATATTGAATACCTAAAGATTGAGAAACTTGATACATTAAAGGTTGAGCAATATCAACAAGGCTTGCACCTGCTTTAAATCTATCAGCATACTGTGGATACATTTGTGAAGCCATGTTTCTAAAACTTCCTAATATATCTGCTTCAGTACGAAAACCTTTAATAACATCAGTTACATAACTTTTAAATTCTGTTCCTGCAGTATCAACAGTGAAACCAAGATTCCTAATACCATTATAAATTCTTTGAGATATTTCTCCTGCCTGACCTTTAATATAATCAGGACTAAACTTAACAGAACTTAATATTGCATTTTCAACTTGTTCATCATTCCAACCAAGAAGAATACTTTTAGTTGCTAAATCTTCAATTGCTGCATTGTCTAAATTACCACCAAGTTTAGTACTTGCTCTTCTAACAATGTTAGCCTTTTGTATTTTAATTTCATTAAAAGATGGTTGGTCTTTCTTTAAACCAGTAAGAACAGCAGCCCTGGCTTGTTCTCCAGTTTTCTTCCACCACTTAGAATTTCTTAATTCTGTTTGTAAAGCAGCCTCTGCTTCAGGTCCCTGCTGACCTAAATACTTTTTATAGATAGCAGAAAGTTCTGGGTCAACCAACAAGGCTCTAGCAATAATGTCACCAGTAATTCTTGCTTGACCTGTTGGATTGCCTACAACTCCTGATGCTTCCATTGCTGCACCTTCTATATTCTGTGTTTTCAAATTTGGATTCCCTGCAAGTTTATTATTGTAAGTAGACCAATGGGTATACCCTTGTCCTGCACCTTTACTTTTTTCACGACTGCTCCACAATTTATATGCTGCATTAGCATTCTTTTGTGGGTCATACAATTCTTCATTTGATTTAATCCCAAACCATTTTCTACGTTCAGGTCCCATTTTCCCAAACATATTGATTTGAAATAAACCATAAGATAAATCTTTAGTTGTTGAATCAGGGTTAAAAGCATTAGGGTCATTAGTAGATTCTAATTGTGCAATGCGAAGCATTGTAGGTATTGCACTTTCTGGAAAACCAGCATTTCTTAAATACTGTGCAATCTGCTCTTGTGTATAAGCCATTTATTATAATCCAATATTACGATTTTGGTTAATACTTGTTTGTAATTCTGTTAGTAAACCATCAAGAGCATTACTAAACATATCAACTCCACCCTGTTCCATTCCATATTCTTTGGCTTCAGGTGTGTTAAAAATATATTCTTGAGCAAACTCATCTAGTTGTTGAGGATTAAATCCTGGTTGAACTACCCTTGCACCAGTAGCAACAATAGGTGTAATCATATCTGGATTAGCATTAGCGTAAGCATTAGCAGACGCAATGAATGCCATGATAGCATTATCATCTGGTGTTGCACCAACATATTTTTGATAGTTCTGAATGAATGTTTGTCTAGCATCTTTAGCATTTGGAAGGTTAACAGTCTTATCACTTAGGATAGAAGAGTATGCTGCTTCACTTTCTTTTAACCAAGAATTAAAATCAAGTAATGCTTTACCTTGTTTAGCATAACCATAGTTAGTTATTGTTTGACTACGTAAGGCTGATGCTAAAGCACTAACAAAATAATCATCTTCCATATCTTTACTTGAAAGACTATATGGTGCCATTGATGCAAGTTCGCCACTATAAAAACCTGAAGAAACAAGTTTTTGTTTTAGAGCAACAATACCATTAGGGGTTCTTCTTGCTTCTTGTAATGCTTGTTCTAATGCTACCTCTGCTGAAATAACATCAACAGAATCAAGAGACATTGCACCACGAACATCTTGTCCTGGTCTAATAACAACCATAGAAGCGGCTGTTCCAGGAGGAGCATCAGGTGCAATATAGCCAACACCTTCTGCAGTTCTAGAAAAGTTAGGACTTTGTGAAAGGAAAGATTTATTAAAAACTGTACTTACTTCTTTACCAAAAGGTGTAGTATCTGCTTGACCAGTTAATGCTTGTTCTTGCTTTGCTTTTAATTCTTCAACAGTTAAAAACTCTGAAGGACCTTTATCTTCTTTACCTTGACCAACAGATTTTGCAAAGTATTCTTTAATAAATTTATCAGTAACAGTTATACTAATAGGTTTACCATTTTTGCTTTCAATCTTAACATCAGATGGTACTTCGTCTAAGGTGACTCTAACTCCACCTTCACTCCATTGAAAGTTTGAGCCAACAAATGCTTGTTGGTTTTCATCCCATTTAAGTTTTGCCATTATTTCAACCTAGTATCTCTGCTATAGTTTTTAAGTATTGGAATAAATATTGCTTTGTTTGCTTGAGCAACAGAAGAATCGTACTTACCTAAAACTTCTAAATCCCTGATAGCCAAGTCTCTAACTTCACGTTTAAACTTAACACCAAAAGTTTCTTCATATCCTGCATATTGAAGTTTTGCAGAAGTTGCACTAAGAATCTCTACTGCTTTAGTTAACTTATCTCTAGTCTTTACATCCATTTTAACATTAGGGTCAGCAACTAAGAACTGTAAAGAGTTAAGCATTGCTTCTTCTTTAGCAGTACCGTACTCACCTGATTCAAGTTGTGCACGAAGTAAAGGATTTTGAATCTTTAAAATATCACGATAGTTCTTTAAACTCTCAGTGATTTGTTTACGTGCTGTAGGGTCAAATGTTGTATTTAACGCCTCACCTGCACGTTCTTCTAAGTCAAAGTAAAGTTGTTTATCTTCAGCAGTTCTTACATCATTTAGATATGTTTGCAAGTCTTTATTGTTAATCATACCTGCTGCTTCAAACCAAGCGTAAGAAGATGCACTAAAGTCACCAACGCTAGGTGCTGCTAAGAATGCTACTTCACCATACTTTTCAATTAAATCTGTATTCTTTATATACCAGTCTTTAACTTCATCAGTTTTTCTGAATGCAATATCTCTGTCTTTTTCAGCACGAGACACTGTGTATACAAGTTTACCTGGGTTTTTGCCAATATAGATAGCCAATGCTTCTTCAAATGGGTCATCTATTCTTGGGTTAGGTGCTGTTAAAACATTCTCATAGATATCAAAGAACTCTTGACGAATGCTAGTAATACCTACTTCTTGTAAGAACTTAGGTACGTCTTTAGATTCTTTTAGTGTAGGTGAAAAAGGTACAGGCATTAAACCTAAAAGGTTACGCATAACAACTACGTTATGTGCACCAATACGAACATTCTTAATGTATTCATATTGTTCTTCAGGTGTAGCATTAGGTGCTAAACCTCTACCATGTGCTGCATCATAAGCAATTGCTTGATGGATAGCAGTTAATTCTTGTTTATCTTTTTCATTAGCATCAGCAATCTTTAAGATTCTATCTAAAGATACAGGAAGAATTGCTTTACGTAATGTAATGTTATCGCCAATATCACCAAGTAATACGTTATCTATTCTGTCAGAAAGAATACGACCAGACTCACCAAAGCGTCCAGCAATAGCCTTAAACAATACTACGTTGGCACCAGCAATAGGACCAGACAATGTTGGCATTGCTGCATCAGCACCAAATGATGGGTTAATTTGTGATAAACGAATAGTAAAGTCACCAAACAATGGTTGACTATATCCGCTCTTACCACCAGTTAACACTCTGATTGGTTTATCAATTACTTGGAACATCAAATCATCCATAGGCATAAGAACATATTTTTGTCCTTGTGCATCCTCGTGAACAACACCTGATGCTTCTAAACCTAAAGCAGAAAGACGCATACGCATCATTGTTCTTAATGAAACATCTTTCATTCTGTAAACACGACGCATAAAGTCTTCTGTTGCACGATAAAAACGTGCACCGTTTCTTAAACTAAATGCTAGTTGACTACGAATCTGTGGGTTATCTGCATATTTCATTATTAGATTAGCAGCATCTTTTGCTGCTTCTTCTGTAAAGAATCTATCTACAACATCTGTTGCAAATCTTGTTGCAGTTGTTTCTTTATAACCTAGTTTTTTATAGTTATTTACTACTTCATTTAAGTAACCTGAGTAGTGACCATTTCTTCTGAAACGGTCCATGTTTGCTAGGTATATTGAAAAGAAGGCTGGTGTTCTATAAATTGATGTGATTTGTTGGTCCATAAATTCAAACATTTTATTACCAACACGAGTCCATAATGATTCAACTGTGTCACCGACAAAGTTAACAGGTGCGTAAACACCTTCAACTTCCATAGTATTCTTGCCAGATAATCTTTTAAAATCATCAAAGCCCATACCTGCAATAGCACGGCTAAAACTACCACCTTTTTCCATTGCTCTTTGATTTAATTCAGCAACAATGTTGTCATTAACTGAACTGAAGTTTGCTGTTCCGTGAATTGTTTGACGTAAATCTAACATCATTGTTTCTAAACGGTCACGTAACACTGAGAATGGTGATGTTCCACCTGAGTATGCTGATTCAACGTCAGCATATAAGTACTTCTCTAAAGCCTTTTGTTTCTTTGCTTGTTTAGATGTTAACTTACCATCTTTAAGCATGGTTCTATTAAGAACAATAGGGTCAGATGCTGAACCTGGTATGAATTGCAGTGTTCTTGATGGACCACTATAAACTAATCCCATTGCTAACATCATTTCGTCAACAGCATCGTCTATATCTTGTGGTGTTTTTAACCCATTGTTACGCATTGCATATTCAATTGGGTCATCAATGTCTAAATCAAACGCATCTTTGAAAGAATTACGTGCACCTTTAGTGTGAAAGAAATAATAGTGAAGGAATTGTTTTTGATTGTTACTTAGATTTTCTGCTTGCTTAATATAATCAGCAACTTGAGTATAACCTTCAGCATTAAATGCTTCAGTTAGTTTAGAAGCAGACATAGTTACAGAACTATTAATCTTACCTTTAACGCCTAACATGTTACCTGCTACACCAGAAGCAATAGCATCACCAAATTGTGGGTTATATGTTAAGAAAGTAACAAAATCTTTCTTTTGGTCTGGGCTAAGAGTCCTTGTACTTATACCACTAAAACGTTCTACTGCTAATTCTGCTATTTCTCTACGAGCACCAAGTATTTGTTCATTCTTTGTAAGACTTACATCCGCAAAGAACTTATTAAAAATAGAAACTGTTTCTGTTTCACCAAGTAATTCAGGAATCTTTTGTAATTTCTCTGCAGATAATGAAATACCAGTAGCACTTCTTGTTGCAGCACTACGAATCTTTGCACCAGCAAGACCTTTTAGTGAGAAAAAGTTATATAATGCTTCTTTAGGTGCATAGTTAACAAAGAAAAATAGTTCGTCAACTGTTGCTCTTACGCCAAGTTTAGGGAAAAGAGTTAATACGCTCCATGCGTTTGTAAACTCTGTTGCAAATTTACCATTAACAATGGGTGAAATGTTTCTTAAAATATATTTAGGGTCTTGATTTGTAATAGTTTTTGAAACAAATTCACTAAGTTCACGCCACTCAAGATTACCAATAGTATTAGAGTAACCATTTGGTTGGGTAGGACCTTCTTTAATTAAGAACTTTCTACCATTTTCTTCAACAATTTTACCAAGATTAGTTGATGTTGGTACAAAATCTGCAGCAACTTCAATTCTATTAGAAATAGAACCAATAAACTTTTTGTCAAGAATAGTGTTTATTATGTCAACACCTTTAGGTGTAGCACCAAGACCTGATGCTGTTAAAACATCTGTCATTAATCCACGTAATAAAGCAATACGTTCTGCTTGGTTGGAACCAATAAACTTTTCAGTTAATGCACCAGCAAGGTTTTTAGGTAAAACAATTCTTGACAATTCATTAAATGTTTTAGATGATTCTAAAACCATATCGTCAGTTACATAGATTGGTTTATCTAATGGGTGACGTGAAGCAAATCTAGAAATTTTACCTTTAATTGTACTTAACGCTTTTTCTGCTTCCGCAAAAGCAGGATTAGTTTCACGAACAGTTTTTAAAACCTGGGCTGCTTGAGTTATATCTTGACCAGTTTTAATATAACCTTCAGTAATTTGACTTAAAGCAATATCAGTTTTTGCAACATCGTTGGCTTGATTAAAAATAGAATCAACCATTGAACGTGCAGTACGGCTAACAACTGATAAACGATTAGCAGTTGCTACTTGGTTGCTGCGATAGTACTGCATTGAATCAGTTCTACCATTAATTAATTTACCAGCATGTTCTGTTACTGAAAAGAAACTTTTAGCAGTTTCAGCGTCTTTAACTCCGCCTTCAATTAATTCATCAATAATTTTTGCATTATTATATTCTGGAAACTTTAAAGCAATCTCGTCACGAATCTTGGCTTTTTGAGAATCAGATGTGGCTGTTGCTAAATTATCTAAATATGGACCAAAGGTATTCCAGTATCTTACAACTTGTTTACCAAATTTTTTATTTTCAAATACTGCTTTAACACCTAAAGCACCGCCACCCATTTCTTCATGAATCTTGGCTAACTTAGCACCTGCTTTTAACGCAGGACCAAAACCTAAAGTAGCGTAAGTTAAAGGGTCAGCCATTATTTGGTAAGTTGCATCGAAAACACCTGATACTCTGTCAAAAGATTTTTCAGCATTTGTTTCCATGCCCACTGTGGGTGCACCAAATAAACTACGTGCAATATCACGACCAACAGAAGCCTGTGTTCTTTTATAATCTGAAAGAATATCTTGGAACTGTGTAGGATTCTCAGACATAAAAGTTAAAGCAAATTCTAATTCAGGGTCAACGCCACCATGGTTTTCAATTATTTCACCAGGGGTCATACCTGAAACAATGCCTTTGGCTAAAACACCAATGCCTTTTCCGTATGCTTCATCAAGAGTTGCTGTCGCACCTTTGTCAAATATTTTGGTGCCGTCCCAGTCATCACGCCAAATCTTCCAAAGTTCTGATGTGTCATCACCTTGCATCTTTGCTTTAATACCAAGGTATGGCAAAGAGATAGCACGGCTGTAAGTTTCTAATGCTTTGAATCCTGCTTTAAATGGGCTTTGTGCTAACTTTAAAGCATCAGCAATAATGTTTCCAGCAGTCCAGTCTTGCGGACGAGACATATAATTTGCTTGGAAATTATCTGTAAGCATTTGTTGAATTGTTGGGTCAAGTTTGTTGTAAGTATCAAAGGCTACTTTGTCATCTTTAATGTCAAGTAGTTCACGATGCTTTGCATATAACTTATCCCAAGTTCTGATTTGTTTTAAATCAGTGTCTTGTAAACCTGCTTTGTATCCTGCAACAGCAAGTTCTGGATTAGTAACTGGTACTAATTCGTTCCATGAAGTTGCCACTAATTACCTCTGTCAGATAAGAAATTATAGATTGCTGATATTTCGCCTGTTTCATCAAAAGGAATAAGTTCTTCAACAATTGATTTTAAAGTTTTTTGTTGTGGTTGTAGTGGAGGGAGTATTAACGCATCACTTCCAACCCCTGCACCATAATCAACACCAGCAGTTAAAGGCTCATTAGGCTTCTGAGTCATTGCTGTTAAAGGAGTAATAGGTTGTGCTTGACGAATTGCTTGCATTGCATTCATAGATGGTTGAGGTGTTTGACCTGCCATTGCTGCACCTTGTTGAAGACCCATAAGTTCTTGACCTTCACCATACGAACCACCAGACATATATCTAGTTGGTTGTGCTGAAGTATTTAAATCTGTTCTTTCAGATAATTGTCCAGGACCAGATACTTGTTCAGCCATTTATTGACCTGCCATTTGAGCCATCAATGCGGCAATATCTGGAGGGGCTCCAGCAGGGCTACCAGCGGGAGCACTAGGAGGGGACGGTTGTGCTACAGCCTGCTGTGAAGGGGTAGCCTCTGCTGGAGTAGGTTGTTCTAATTCTTCTGGAGAGAATGCTTCTTTTACAGCATCTTCAATGGAAACACCACCGCGACGCTTCTCGATTATGTCAGCAAATTTACCTAGAAGAGTTGAAACATCTTGTCCTGTTGCAATCATTTCAGGGATTGCACCAGCAGCAGCATTAACTGCACGATTCAAATTGTCACGCATCTTTTGAATATCAATGCGTTCTTGTTCTTTAGAAACATTCAATGACCATGGTAGTTCACTCATAACAAATTCACGTGAAACTAAATCTCCACCCATTGCTTGCAATGAGAAGATAAGAGCACGAGATGGGTCAAGACCTGCCATTAAACCATAACGAACTTCTACAGTGTAGTCACCTTTAATGTCTTTAGCAGGATTGTATTTAAGTTCATAAGGTGAACCATCGTTGTATCCGCGAACGTTCTTATCGAATGGGAAAATCTTTTCATCAACACGTAAGCAAAGAGAAATAACATCTTCAAATGTTTGTGCAAGTACTTGTTGTCCTGCTTTGATTTGAGAATCAAATGCACCTAATAACGCCTGGACGCCTTGTCCAGTAATGATGCTGGCATCAATATTGCCTGTGCGACCTTCTGGATATCTAGCACCCAGACGCATTTCCTGTTGCAACACTGCTTGTTCAGTAAATGCTGCATTCGGTAACTCTAAACCGACTCTTCGGATTTGTTGAGGGTTTTGACTTCTCAACACTGCATCTGGACCGAATGCTAATTCTTGAACATCGTTAGGCAATGCCAACGGAGCCTGAACAGATTTCTCTGCTGCTTCTAAAGCAAGAAGGGAGAAACGTGCACGTGCGAGTTGTACCCAAACAACATCATCAAACTGTCCACGTGGTTCTTCATCAATACTTGGACGTCTTGCTACACGTACTAACATTTCACCTAAAGGATTAGGTGTGCGTTTTAAAACTAAATTCTGTCTTTGTGGAACATATAAAACAACTTGGTCATCATCTTCATAGCGAATCATTTCTAACAATGCATACATGTCAGTGTTTTCGCGACCTTGTGGACCAACAAGTTGTGATTCGTATTCTGGGAACTCTGCAACTAACTCTGCAATAGTTTTAACATATCTACGTGAATAAGAAGTTATGCGACCAAAACGGTCAAACTCTGGATATGCACCTAGAGGATTGTCGACACGGATGCGGGGCTGATTATCTTTAACATCTAATTCTATTACGATTGGCAAAAAGCCATATGTAAGAAACCAATCAGCCCCTGTATACATCTGTGTCTGCAAGCGTGAGGACTGAACATAAAAGTTCGCAATCATGCTGCGTTTCTCTGCCTGTGCTTTAGCACGGTCAGAAGTTGTGTTAACAGTATTACAATTAAAAGAAGGAAGAGGTGCAAGCACTTCTGCTAAATCGCGTGCAGCAACATCAATGAAGTTAGCAATCATTGGTGAAGGCATACCTTCAGGGAAAAAGTCAGGGTAAACATTTGAGATTTCACCACGACGCACTGACAAAACATTTGCCATACGTGTATCACGGTCTTGGTTGCGACGCTTTAACGCCTCAACCTTATCTGCTATTTGTTGCACATCAAGTGCCATTCAAACTCCTATAAGTATGCTTCAGAATATTGTGCTGCAGCAAGGTCATCTAGATTAATTGTTCCTCTATTACGTATACCAGCCTTAGTTGCATACCTGTTATACGAATGTGATTGAGCAAACCCAGATTGTTGGATTAACTCTTTAACTCTAATTTCACAAAACCATAAAGCCATCACACAGTCAGTTGCTTGTGATTTCTTTACACCTGGAGACCAGGTAAGTAATTGATTTACTAAAGCCTTAACATGCTCATTTCCTTCTGCTGAAGGAAGTTCAATCATATTGTCATCTTGGTGTTTACCATCACGTTCACTACCAAACAAGGCAGCCATAGATGCTACACCAAAGTCAACATCCCATTTATTTTTACCAGTGAAATGAGAACGAAACTGAATCCCTCTATTTGTTAACCACTGGTTTAATTCTTCATCTAACGCATACGCTTTCTGGTGTGCGTTAATCTCAACACGCATTTCCTGCGGGTGATACTTGTTAACCCAATCTTCCATCAAAGCACGAACCTTTTGAGGGTTAGGGTCAACCATGTTATAAACATCCAACACATAACGCATATGTGTTCTACGGTCATAAGCCAACATAACTGCGGCAGTCTTACCAGTCATAGCAGGGTCAATACCCATGATGGTGTAGAAGTCCCCATCTTTAGGGTGCCCAGGAAGTTTATTATTAATAATACCTGTGCGTCTCATACCATTAGTAGAAGCCTGCACACAAGAAGGTTTGAAGATAGAATCTTCTTGAATATCTTGTTGCTGATAAACCAATGCCCAAGTACTAGGAGTAACTTCACCACGCCTACGGTACAGGGCTGGACCGTCCCACTTAGAATACAAACCATTCTCATCAGGTTCTTTCTTAGTACCTGACTTCTGGTCAGTTTTAGCCCACAAAGTAACCCAATCCTTTGGGTCCTCCGAGGTTTCTAAAACTGCTGGCATAGAAAAATAAGTGAAAGGAGATTTACCATTAGACCAATGCTTAGGGTTACGAATCTCCCTATACAAATCTGTGGCAGCAAACCTAGTACCAACAATTAACAAAACACCTTCGTCGTCAAGACGAGTAACAACTTCTTTCTGAATCCACTCTAACTGTTTAGCCCATTCATGGGCGTTAGCCCCAGTTACACAGTCATCAAGAATTATCAAGTTAGCACGAGCACCATACACTTGACCACCAATACCAAGAGCCTGAACCGTAGGGTCCTTTTCGGTAGAAGTACGAGACAACGTAATAGCGTTGGCTTTCCAAGAATCAGCATCCTCACGCCACCCACCAGGAGGGGCATAGGTTGCCTGCAACTTAGCCCACATAGGATGAGTCAAACGTTGCTTAATAGAATAAACAAACTCCTGAGCCTTAGTCAGGGTTTTGGAAATAACAATAATACGAGTATTGTCAGGGTCCTTACAAATCTTATAAGTTGAATAATTCACAGTAATGGTAGTTGACTTAGCATGCTCAGGTGGCACGTTAATCAACAACCTTGTAGGGTCAGCAGGTTCATACACCATGCTAGGGTGAAGCCAAGAAGGCTCACGTCCCTCCAACACATCAACCCAATTTTGTTGATGGGGGAAAATACGGCTGTTCAAAAATTTTTCAGAAAATTCAGAAAACTCAATCTGATACTTATCACCAGATAAATCTTTAGAAGCCCCAAGTTCCTTGGCTTCCTCAAGTTTACGAGCAAACCCAGGGTCACGAGACATCCATTGGCGTAGGGTAACAGGTTGACGCCCCACAAGCCCAATCGCTTGCTGAACCCCTACACCCTCAGAAACATACTGAAGGACTAACCTTTTAGCCTCCACAGAATCCGTGGCATTCTGGTGCTCCTTACCTTTTTGGAACCCCATACCTACACCTATCCGTAACTCTAGAATACTACACTCTGTAACAGTACAGAACAGTATATTTAAAGCCCTTAAAGGCTTTAAATATCTATTTACAGTTACAGAT